TGATCTCGGCGACCGGCTTCATGGCGCTGCGGATCGCTGCCTGTTCGGCTTCGGTCGGGTCGATCATCATGCCGCCCTCGCCAGGTCCTGTCCGTCCGCGCCGAAGACCAGGCTGCGGATGGCATTGCGGTTGAACTGGAAGGAGAGCAGCGCCGAAGCCTGATAGCGGGTCAGCCCGAAATCGTGCCGGTAATCGGCCGGAAGGTACGCCAGCTGCCGGTCGGTGGGCGGTTGCGACAGCCAGCGCCGTGTCTTGTGGGCGCTCTCATCGGATTCGTGCTCGTTCAGCCAGTCGTCGGCGGCGGCCAGGGACACCATGCGCTCACCGATCGAGAGCAGGCGCGGCTCGATCCCTTTCGCCGCGCCGACCGCGTACCAGCGGCCATTGAGGAAAAAGACACCGGCCCACGCGGAGAAACCGTTGGCCATCAGTGCTGCATCGTCACCGAACAGGTCACACCACTGGAAGCTGGAGCGCTTGAGGAGATCGATCTCCGACATGACGAAATCGCCGAGCGGAACATTGCCGCCGTCGTCGCCGATGCTGTCGAAGACAAAACCGCAAAGCGGGCATTCCTGACAGCCGAGCGGGATGTCCGCCTCGCATTGCGGGCAGCATTTGGTCAGCGCTTCGCCGGATGCCTCGTGGCCGGCGAGATCGACCTCCTGCTCGAGAGAGCCATGCATCAGGCTGGCGGTGCCGAAATCGAGCACAACGCAGTCGGTCTTGACGACGCCCGGATGTTCGTTGGGATCGACGGTTCTCAAACCCCGACCGACCATCTGGATCATGGTCGACTTGTATGAGGACGGGCGCAACAGCACGACGCAGGAGGTCGGCGGGTGGTCCCAGCCTTCGGTCAGCACGGCGACATTGACGACGACCTGGACGTCGCCGGCAGCATAGGCGGCAAGCGCCGCCTGGCGCTCGCCATCAGCCATCTCGCCATGGACGAGAACGGCTGCGACACCGGCCTCGTTGAAGGCATCGGTGGCGCTGCGGGCATGGTCGACCGTCGAACAGAACACCACGGTCTGCCGCCCGGCGGCCTTCTCCTTCCAATGTCGGATGATGGCATCCATGACCGGCGCGCGGTTCATGATGCGCTCGACCTCGCCCATGTCGAAATCGCTGGCGGTCTTGCGCACCCTGGCCAGTTCGTCCTTCACGCCGACATCGATGACGAAGGTACGGGGCGGCACCAGATGGCCGGATCGGATCAACTCGCCGATGCGGATCTGATCGGAGACATTGGAGAAGACCTCGCGCAGGCCCTTGCGATCGCCGCGATTGGGCGTGGCGGTGACGCCGAAGATGCGGCAGGACGGATTGCGCTTCAGCGCGGCGTCGATGATGCGGCGGTAGCTGTCGGCGGTGGCGTGGTGTGCCTCATCGATGACCAGCAGGTCGAGCGCCGGCATGCTGGCGAGGTTGGTGCTGCGCGACAGCGTCGGCACCATGGCGAAGGTGACCCGGCCGCCCCAGGACTTTTGGCCGGCATCGACGATCGAGGTGGTGATGTCGGGGTTGACCCGGGTGAACTTCTCCCGATTCTGCGTGGTCAGTTCATCGCGATGGGCGAGCACAGCCGCCTTCGCATCGGTATCGCCGATCATCCGGCCGGCAACGGCCGACAACATGATGGTCTTGCCAGCGCCGGTGGGTGCCACACCCAACGTGTTGGCGTGGGTGTCGAGCGCGCGGACGCTGCGCTTGACGAATTGCTTCTGGCGAGGACGAAGCATCATGGCCGGATCCTCGCTCTACTGTGCCCAGGAGGGGCGGCCAGACGGCGCTGCGCCGTGCTGTTTGGCGGCGGCATAGGCATTGCCCTGTGCGGCTCCGGGCTGCGGCATTGCCGCGACCATCCCCATGATCGCGGCATAGTCCTTGTGGCTGGCGGTAACGGCGGAGCGGATCTCGTTCTTGTCGTCGCCGTTGGTGTCGGTGCCGATGTCGATGCGGGCGACGAATTCCAGCCCGTCGAGATCGGCAAATCCGGAAATGCGACGTGCAGCCTGTGCCGCCTCGCTCTGGTCCTTGTCGGAAAGGCCGCGGGCCGAGTTCAGCATGCCGCGGATCAGGCCGCGCCCCATATTGGCCCAGTCCGGACCCTTGGGGCTGTACAGCCCGATCAGGGTGAAGATCTTGCGGCGGGTATAGGGACCTTCGAGCACGGTGAACTCGCCATTGAGATAGACGGCGCCGGTCGAACCGCGCGTGGCATAGCCGCCGGTCCAGCCCTGCGACGGATCGTCGAAGCCGCCGGGGCGGATGGTGAGCCGCACCTTGGCGAGCGTGCCCTTGGGGATGAGGTTGGTGTTGGTCTGGGCATCGTTGAAATCGTTCCATGCCGACATGGGTCAGGCTCCTTGTTCTTGAACTGCATTGGCGGGCGGTTGGGTGGAAGCTGCTGATGCGGGCGCGGCGACAGTCAGTCGTGAGCCGCTGCGGATCTTGTCCATGAGCCGGCCGAGGTCGGGCGGCTCGATCATGTCGAGGCGGCCCGAGCGGTCCTTGGCCGGAAAGCCGTAAGGATTGAGCGTCTGGCAGACGAAGGCGCGGTAGGGAGCGCCGTCATCATCCCTCAGCTCGACCATGCTGATGACTTCGTCGACGATGCCGGGCAGCTCGAGCCCGGTCTTGGCGCCATCGATCTGCGGAACGAACTGCTTGCGATTGAAGTCGTCGAGCTTCTCGTCGAGGATGCCGACGAACCAGATGTTCTTCGAGCGCGTGTGCTGCAGATGGGTCAGCCAGGCGATCATCTCACGGCCATGCAGGCCATAGGCGCCGCGAATGTCGGGCTTGCCGGTCTTGTCGGAAAACGCCTCCGGCTGGCCCTTGGCCCATTGGAAGCAGAGCCGGCCGGCAACCGTGATCGAGTCGATGAACACCGTGTGGTAGCGGTCGAGCTGATCCGGAGCGCCGAGCCGGGTGACGACAGCGTCGTGATGCGCCTGGCTGTAGGGCTGGTCGTCGCGTAGTGCCGGGTTGGCGCCACCGATGAACACCGCGAAGTCGCGGCATTCGTCCCAGGTCCTGGGGCGGATCGTGTCACCGGCCCATCCCTCGATGGCGAGATCGCCGGCTTCCAGATCCATGAAAAGCGTGGTGGCGGGATCGAGCGTCCATAGCAGCGAGGTCTTGCCGATGCCGGACTTGCCGAAGATGCAGCCCTTGATGCTGCGGGGTGCCGCGAGACGCTGGTCGGCCAAGATGATGGGAAGCGCGCCGTTCATTGCCCGCCTCCGTTGAGCTCGAGTTTTACCTTGAGCGCCCCGGTCCTGACGGTGCGGGCGGGCGCGAAGGACTGTCGGATCGACTCGGGCCAGGCGGCGTATTTGCGCTCGGGCACCTTGAAGCTGACATCGACATATTCGGTGGGGTCGTCACCGGCGGCGCTGATGCGCTCGACCAGATCGGCAAGCTGTGCCTGATCCCAATCGACGCGCTTCGGCAGTTCGGCGATCACGGTGACCGCACCGTCCTCGAAGCGAACCGTTCCGGTGTCCTTGCTCGCTTCCATACGCGCCATGACGGCGCGGTCAGCGTATTTGAGCGCGATGGCGCCTTCGAGCCAGTCGCTGGTGGCCTTGGCGCTGCGCAGGGCTTCACTGGCCGCATCCTGCAGAAGGGCAAGTTGCTCGGGCGGCAGAGCAACGATTGCCGCGATCTGCATGGTGCGCAGATCACCGAGGGTGATGTGGTTGGGGATCGTCATCGCCGCACCCTCACGCCGAAGCCTGGTGGCGGTAGCTGGCAGTGCTCTGGCGGATCTGCTCGGCCTCGTAGGCTTCGACATCCTCGAGCCGGTAGACGACGCGGCCGCCGAGCTTGACGTATTGCGGGCCTTCACCCGTCCAGCGCCAGCGTTCGAGCGTGCGGTGCGAAATGTTCCAGCGAGCGGCGAGCTCGATCTGGGAGAGGTGTCTGGTAGCCATCTCGTTCTCCTTGGGGTCTGACGAAAACCTGCGGAGAGGATGGCGTAGGATGAGATTGGTGTCGTCGGGATCGGAAGTGGATCGT